GTGCCTGTTAACGGCTCTTGCATATATGTAGTCCTGATTAGTTAATAGAACGCCGACTCACAGCTCTTGTATGAATGTGAGGTGTTGTGATTGATTCTGTGGTCGGCATATACGAAACCATTTCGAGCACATTCTCGATATGGTAGAAATGGAAAAGGCCGCACATTGGCGACCCCTTAAGATATTGCTCTGTTAGAAATATGTTCCTACGATATTTTGAACTAGTCGGTCAGGCCGACAGGTTGAAATGTGAACTCCAAAATATCTTTTGGCAGTTGCTCGGTATCAATAAACTTTTGCCTATCTCTAACCTCTTTAATGCTCATACCAAAAACCTTTCTATGATTGGCGCACATCCAACAGCCGCACAATGCTGGAGTGCGGTAGCACATACCCACACTTCGATCAGTGGCGTGTCCAGCATTATTATATTTGCTTCTTTTGAATTTGAGGCGCTTCTCATGATGGCGTCTTATTGCTCTACTTCGCATTAATGACTCCAGATGTCAGTTGTTCTGAATAACCGAACATGTGAAATAGCGATATGTGAATTCCCATAACGGAACAACATCAATAACTTATTCCCTCGAATTCGGGGGAATTAAAATAATAGAAAGGGACACCAGATGATGTTTTGGTCGACGGATATCTGGTGTCCCTAATCACACAACTCTCCAGAATGAAGAGTGCGCTAGATAACAAAAACCCCGCCGAAGCGAGGTCTTGGATCGGAACTTTTCAGCCCGTAATCAGCAGGTAATCTCTTACCCTCTTTAATCTACCTGTCTGCTCTTTGCTTTTACGAGCGAGCATACACTAAATATACACATTCATAACTTATTTTCAAGCAATTTCAGAAATATTTTTATATTCAACTCCAAGCTGTGAGCGCTCTCTCGCTATTTCATCTTGTAGCACCATATATAACTTTGCATTAAATAATGTAATGCACCAACGGACACGATCAATACACTGCTTAGTGGTGAGCCAAGGTGCTATTTGTTGTTGAATGTAATTTGCGAGTGTTTGCATCGTATTTCTGCCAAGATAGTAATCGGTAGCAACAACATAAACAGGATTGGACTTGTCGAACGCTTTCAATATTGCTTTCTCTACAAAATCAGCTTCATCTACATCGTTGGCGCGCTGAAACATGTTGCTGAGTGATTGTTTGGGAAATAATATTGATTTGGCTTTTTCTTCAAGTTCATTTCCTGTGTAACCTTCCTTCTTTAGTTGCTCAAACACCTTAGTGAAACGTTCTATATTTTCTCCTGACCATCCAGTAACAAATCGCCAGATGCTTCCGGATCCCCAAGACAGCCCAAGATAACTATCATCTTTCATTTCTCCAGCCCACAGAGATATGATTGCTCTTACCCATCTATCTTGTGACGGAGTTAATCTCCTTGCCTTGCCCAAATATGATTTTCGAGGTGAGTCTGCTACATACCTATAAATATCTGGCTTATATTCCCTCATCTCGCCTCCGGTAATACTGTGTGATAATCATCATTCGCAGTTGTATATAAAACCCTGACACCATCCATCAGCCCGCATAATACTTCCATGCATTCAGCAATCTGGATTACACAGAAGTTAACTCGACCGCCTGATCTGGATTTTAAATATCTTGCTTCTTCAATAGCTGCGATTAAGTCAGTGAACATTAAGCCACCTCCGAATATTGATCCCTTCGCCTTTTCTCATACCAACGGGCCCTACGAGTGAATATAGATTTCATTCGCTTGAGATATTCGATGTCGAATTTACGGACCGTGTTATCGCGCTCTAAACTAATTACTCGCTCTTCGCCGATTTTATTGATGAGATTAATGCGATACGGGATGAGATTTCCTGACAGGTCCCTATTGCAGTGAACACAGCCAGCGTGAATATTGAGTAAATTAAATCTTAAATGACTTGCCGAACCCCTTGATCTGTAATGACTGGCATCTACGGAACCACCTCTTACCCCATAATTTAATTGCCGACCGCAAGCGATGCATGGCTGACCATAGTCTCGCCAAAAGATGTATTTATTTACTGCCGCTTGGGCCTCTTTGTTCCAGTCTGATTTTGTCTTTAACTTTTCCTTTCTGGCCCGCAATATTTTTCTTTCCTCAGATAAGCGTTTTTTACGGTCCTTTTCTTCGGTCCGTTTAATTTCATTTGAGGCGAATTTTATTGCGCAGGATGTGGAACAAACTTTTTGGGTAGATAGGTAGGGAGTGAATTCTTTGTTGCAGACTTTACAGGTTTTGAGCTTCGGCTTTTTAGCCTTAGCCATACATCACCCTAAAATAACTCCAAGAATTAACATGGCAATAAACCATATTGCGACAAACTTTCCATAGCGTAATAAATTGGCATTAAGCATTGGTTCAAACTCCTTTTGCGATTTCTTTGGATTTTTATGTTTGTGTTTATATTTACTGCGATACCTCGGCATCTCCCTCTCCTTTTATTTTATCCATCACTTCCAAATGAGCGTATTCATCAGCACACTTGCTACACACGTAAATTTCTTCATCTGTTAGCTGTCTATTGCATGACATGCAGTTCATTGCGAACCCCTTTGAGCAATGAGTCTATTTTCATCAACATCGGATTACCCATACCTGCTACATTGGCTTTATCGACAAATTTCATAGGTCGAGATTTAAACTCTCTCGCCTTTTGTCTAACTATCTTCACTTCCGCTCTATCGTCGGCATATGATTTGATTAGCTGTATCGCGTTATCACAAACGACGAACTTCCACGCACTTTTATCAGACTTTCTTATTGCTCCTATCTTTTTGAGATGCATGATTGTTTCTCGACATTGATTGATCGTTAAACCCGTCACTGCAAACGCTGTTTTGGTGTCAAATAACTCTAAATGCCTTACAGATTTAATAATTGTGATTGCGTTTTCTATTGGGAAGTTATCTCTAGCCATTGCTTCCAGCCTCCATCTCACTAACCATCCGCTCCATATACCAGCGCGCCTTTTTCAAATCTTCGACTGGGTTAATCTTCTTTTCGTATCGCCAGACGTACTTTTGAATATTACCCTTGAGATAGCCTAGAAACGCTTCCTTGGTCATGCTGGCTTTTATGGCATCTATGCACTCAATATCACCTGATGCGTAGTGTAGTGGGTTATTTACGTTATCTGTCATTCTTCTTGCTTCCTTTTTAATTCCATGATGCATAGTCCCATACCATTCCCCTATGGGATTTCTGTCTGCCAGTGATTGCGTTATGAACTAGTGATGGATTGCATCCATAGAACCTTGTTGACTGTATTGATGGGTACCAATGTCCAAACCCTTCCCTTGAAATTGATATAACAGGCTTTTTTTGCTTGTCACATAATCCGGTTCTCCATGCATGTTTGTTATTTTCTTCATAGGTACACCATTCGAGATTTTCCACTCGGTTATTTTTCTTGTTTCCATCAATATGATTTACTACTGGAAGATTTTCGGGGTTTGGTATGAATGCCAATGCAACCAGTCTATGCACCAATAAGTGATCGCCTTTTGGTCCAGCTAGCCTGTCGTATTCCCCACCTTTACAAAGACCAAGCACCCTGCCTCTTACTCTTCTGTATGTAAAATTCCTTTTTCTTCCACAAGTTCTAACATCCATGTCTTTACTTTTTACTCGGCCTAAATTACTTACCTGATATCTGTGTTCCATTCCTGGCACATCTTTCCAGATTTCAACCTCACTCATTATCCAGTCTCCTTCTGTGGTAATCGGAATTTTCAGGAATTCTTGTTTTTATTCCACGATCAACGCACCACACCTCCACACGCCTTAGATAAAAAGTCATCTCATCAGCATCCAATAGTTTTGTGGACTTAACCTCACGAACTACACCCATCACGGATATTGTTTTCACTGGACAAAAAAGCTCCTTAAGATACTCGTGTATCTCATCTTTGCTTAAATGCTCAGTAGAAATTTTGTTTACTGCTTTAGATATGTCATCGTTCCACATCCACATGAGTGAATTCTGAGATAGTGAACGCTTGTTTTTCCAAGGCTTGATAATTATTCGGTGTGGTTGATTTGTTGCTAGAACTTCTTTGAGGTGTTGCCATGCGGTATTTTTGGTTGATTCGTGGAAGAGAAAATCTGCTTCCAAGTTAGCCTCCTATGCTCTCCAATTCCACGCCCTTATGGCGTCACGCTTCGTTGCATAAGTCAGAGTGATTGGCTTTATTCGGCATTCACTACCCGAACACCCTGCATACACGCCTTCGCCATCCGCTACTAGCTCTGCCTTTGCATTACAAAACGGACAATTACTTAGTTCCGCCCAGTTCGGTAGCTTCAGGTCGTAAATCACTGTTAGCTCTCCTGTTCCAACCTAATGGCTTCAATTTCTGCAAGCGTCAGGCTATCGACTGAGTATGGATTTTTGAAATAAACCGTCGCCTCTTTGAATGCAGTAGGAAATCCAGCTACTAACGTCCCAATGACAACAATCGGTATGAACAAAATAACTAATAACCACTTGTCCATGTAGCACTCTAAAGAGTTCCATTCATCTACTTTTGAATGCTGATAGAATGACAATTTACGAGTTGGAAATAGTTTATTGTGAACTTTGCGTTTTATCTTCATCATTCACCCTCTGGCATTGGTGGGATTGGCAAAGGCATCCAGTGGGTTGCCGTTACTTCTTGACCGAATCTATTAAACTTATTACCGAAATATCTTGCTGCCTCATAAACAGATGGGTAATCAGTAGCAATAAGAACCCTCTGTCCTACTTCTGGTAATTTATCTGAGCACTTAACCCAATTAGTTCCCTGCATTAGATGCCTCCCATTCAATTTTAAATAGTCGCTTAAGCACTTTCTCAGTTCGGTAATTTTTGAAAAACTTGCGGTTATAGTCTTTGCAGTTCTTTATGTATTTTCTTTTCC